CGGTCGTCGTCGCACCGCCGTATGTTCCGCCTATGACGAGGTCCAAGGCCGTCAGTCGCGCTCTTCGACGTGGACGAATCATCGAGGTTCCGCTTACTCAAACACCGGTGATCGTGACACCGTCTTACGTGCCAGAGACCACCCGTGCGATGGCTAAGCGGTTGATGGCTCGACGTCGTGGCCGTGTGACTGTGGTTACTCCGATGCTCCCTACACAGCCGCATGAGATCCACTCACCGCGACTCGTGAAGACGCGTCTTTCTCGATCACGTGGTAGGATGGTCTCAGGTGGTGTCACACCGTCGAGTGGCAATGATGGGAATATGATGTTCGTGCTCATTGGAGGTCTAAGATGAGTGTCGTCCCAACTCAGGGCCAGCCGTGGACCTTCCTCGCGGAGTTCTTTCAGTACGCGGGCGGTCCACCGACCGATGTGACGAACCTGCAGTTTGAAGTGTTCGACATCACCACATCCACGACGGTTCTTGGTCCGACGAACATTGGCATCAGTCACATCGACACGGGTGTGTACGCGTGGACGTGGAACCCGATCCCGGCTAACCAACCACCCGACCAGTACGTCATCATCTGGACCGCGACCGAGACGACCGCGAGTGAGCCGTTCGTCATCTCTCCGTCATCCAACGGAATGTCTAACGGGCCGTGCGCCGGGTGGTCAAATCCGATCTGGACCTGCGCGCTGGATCAGCTGAACCCGGCCGTCACGGGTGTGGCGGTCCAGGCCGCCGCCGATGTCCTCTTCGCTCTCACCGGTCGTCATCTCGGTGTTTGCCAGTTGACTATCCGGCCGTGTCGGAAGTCGTGCGCCGGGATGGGCTGGCCGTTCCTGAACGACTGGTGGCAGTGGGGCATCTACCCGCGGCCGGTCTTCTACAACGGCGTGTGGTACAACATCACCTGCTCGAACTGCGGCTGGGAGGACGGCTGCTCGTGTAGTGTCGTCTCGGAGGCGGTGATGCCGGCTCCCGTCACGCAGGTCATCCAGGTCAAGGTGGACGGCGCTGTGCTTCCGTCCAGCGCGTACCGGATGGACAACGGTCGTCTTCTCGTCCGCACCGATGGCGGTCAGTGGCCGTGGTGCAACGACCTCACCAAGGATGACAGCGAGGTCGGCACGTGGTCCGTCACGGTGCAGGAGGGCGTGGCGGTCTCCACCCTCGGGCAGATGGCACTCGGCGAACTCGCGACGCAGTTCGCGAAGCTCATCACGTGTGACAACTCGTGCAACCTGCCGAAGGCCGTTCAGCAGGTTGTGCGGCAGGGTGTGACGATGAACTTCCTCGACCCGAATGAGGTGTTCGCTAACGGGCGTGTGGGTCTCTACCTCTGTGACCTCTTCATCACCACCGAGAACCCGAACGGACTCATGATGGCCTCGACCGTCTATGACCTGGACGGCGGAAACTACAGGATCACAAACACATGACGAACGCGAACACATACCAGGCGACCTCGGCCTATGACGTTGGGCTGCAGGTCCTCAGCGCCGCGGCCGTGGCTGTGTCCGGTTCGGCGGGTGGTCCGATCCAGCGTGTGGAGATGCACCCGGGCGCGGAGGTCGCGTGGGATGACTGCAACTGCGGTCTTCTCGCCCTGTGGACACCACGGCGGTACTTCTCGCGAGGCGCGCTCTTTAGCGACGCCAACGACCAGGTGCAGAACTGCCAGTCAGTGACCCGTGTGGTGCAGTTCAGTCTCGTCATCTTGCGGTGCGTTCCGATACCCGATGACAACGGCAACCCACCGACCGCCGCGGACCTCACGGCCGCATACGCCATCCAGGAGGACGACGCATACACCGTGCTGCAGTCCACGATGTGCGTGATGACGTCACTCGACAACACGCAGATCGGCGCGTTCGTCATCAACGACCAGGTGACGCTTGGACCACTTGGCGCGTGCGCTGGGACGCAGCTCAACTTCTCCGTCGGATTCTGGAGGGCGGGCTGTGGCTGTTGATCACGTCTTCAACTTCACGGAGATCGAACGGATCCTAAAGTCTCCGCAGGGACCCGTCGCCAAGGACCTCATCAAGCGTGGACTGCGCGTCGAGTCCGCCGCAAAGATGAACCTGCAGAAGCAGCCTAAGCGGGTCGACACGGGAAGACTTCGATCGAGCATCTCAACGAAACTTCTCACGGTGTCGGGTGATCTGACGGTCCGCGTCGGCACCGCGGTTCGCTACGCGGCGTGGGTTCACGACGGCACGGGTCTCTACGGACCGCGTCACCAGTACATCGTTCCGGTGAATAAGAAGGTCCTGCGCTGGAAGCAGCGCAAGGCGTCGCATTACGTCAAGACGCGCAACGGCTACGTCTACACGGCGCGGTCATCGGGTATGCGGCCCAACCCATTCATGAAGAACGCGCTCTCGGCCTTCAAGATATAGACCATGATGGATCGATCTCTCGGGCTTGCTACGATCTGTCTTACCCGTACAGAGGAGATCCGATGGATAGCAACGGAGTGGTGGAGATCAAGGACTTCACCGTTTCGGTTCCGCAGACGCGTAAGTTTCGCATCGAGCCCGACGTCTTTGAGGCCGTGGCCGAGATCCCGATCGGTTCGTACGTCGAGCTGACCAAGCTGCGTGGCAACCTGGCGGCCGGAGACTTCGACGGTCTCATGTCGCAGATCAAGACGTTCTTCAGCGCAATCCTGCTCGACGACTCCTTCGAGCGGTTCTGGTCACGGTTAACCGACAAGAAGAACCCGCTCGGCATACAGCACATACTGCCGCTGATGGAGTGGCTGATGGAAGGCTACGGCCTGCGCCCTACACAGCCGGTCTCCAGCTCGTCGAGCAACTCCGAGGAGGCCGGATCTACCACTTCGACGGATGGTGCACAGCTCGAGGCATCGACTGGCGAGGCTTAAGCGTTCCACGCTGGCTGAACCTCATACACTTCTACACGATCGACCGCATCAGAACCGTAACCGAGGAAGAACACAAGGCCGTCGAGTCGGCGGAGCATCTACTCACCGGTGAGATGGAGCACCACCGCAAGACCGCACCGCGGCAGGGACCACGACCACCGGCCTGGTGGACAGACGATGAAGAGGCGTACGACTCAACGCAACTCGCCATGTTCCAGATGCGAGGTGTAAGTGACCAGCCCGATTGACGTCGCGTACGTCGAGATCAAGCCGAAGACCTCCACCTTCGGGGCGGAGACCGAGGCTTCGATCATCGGTGCACTCGAGGCCGTGGACAAGCAGGTCGACGTCGTCATCAACCAGATGGAGGCGCAGTTTCGTGAGTTGACCGCTCACGTGGACGCCGACTTCGACGTGATGCGTAACCAGGTGAATGAAGACTTCGACCTGATGCGTGTCAACGCGGTCGCCGACATGGACCGCATCGAGGCCAAGGGCGCCGAGACCTCACTGGCACTTGGATCCGCGTTCTCGAAGGCGGCAACCTACGCATCCATTGGCGTAAGCTTTCTAGGAGCCGGACTGACCGCGCTCACCGGCTTCGGTCTTAAGTCCGCCGCCAACCTTGAGCAGGTGCAGATCGCGTTCGAGTCTCTCACCGGGTCGGTCGCTAAGGGTAAGCAGCAGTTCCTCGATCTGCAGAAGTTCGCGGCCGCGACGCCGTTCCAGTTCAAGGATCTCACTACCGCGGCCCAGCGGTTCGACGCGTTCTCCGCCGCGATCGGTCAGTCCCAGGACCAGCTGATCCCGTTCCTCACTACGATCGGCAACCTCGTCTCGGAGACGGGTGGCGGCGCCGAGGCGCTCAACTCGATCTCACTTGCACTTGGGCAGACCGCCTCACAGGGCAAGATCACACTTGGCAACCTGGAGCAGATCAACAACGCTATTCCAGGTTTCTCCTCCGTCGCGGCGCTGGCCAGTGTACGCGGTGAGACCACGGCCCAGGTGATGCAGGAGATCTCCGCGGGATCGATCGACGCGAAGACCGGCATCAACCAGCTGCTCGTCGGCATGCAGAAGTTCCCGGGCGCGGCCGGTGCGATGGACAAGCAGGCGCAGACGCTTCTCGGTGTGTTCAGCACATTCAAGGACACGGTGTCACAGGCGCTGTCGAACGCCTTCGAGCCGATCATCCCAGGTCTGAAGGACGCGCTGACGCAGATCACTCCGATCATCGGCGACGCGCTTAAGACCCTAGCACCGGCGCTTGGCTCGGTTCTCACCGGTGTTGTGAAGATCGCCGGCCCACTCATCGTCGCGCTGTCCAGCGCGCTCACACCGATCCTCAACGCGCTTGGGCCGGCCATCGCTAAGCTCGGTCCGGCGTTCGCGGCGATCGGCGGTGGGTTCACAGATCTGGCCGTCGCGGTGGCGCCGTTCATTCCGATGATCGGCCAGATCATCACGCAGCTTGCGTCAAACCTCGGTCCGGTGCTCGACGATCTCGCCATCGTTGTTAGTGAGGTGGGCGACGCCTTCACGCAGCTTCTTCCGGCACTTCTTCCAACGTTCGGCACGTTCGTTAATCTGTTGGCCGTCGACCTCGAGCCGGCACTCGTCGCGCTAAGCCCACTTCTTCTCGCCGTGGCACAAGTCTTGACGGACATCCTCAACGTCCTGAACCCGCTGCTTCCGGTGCTCGTTCCCATCACACTGATCTGGGGCACGTGGAACATTCTTCTCGCCGCCACGACCGCCATCCTTGACGCGAACCCATTCGTGTTGCTGGCGGTTGCCATCGGCGCCGTGGTCGTCGGCATCATCGAGTTGGTGACGCACTGGAGCGCCGTGGTCGACGCGCTTAAGAAGGCGTGGGACTGGGTGAAGAAGTATGCCGGCATCATAGCGATCTTCGCGCCGTTCATTGGACTTCCCATCTTGATCGTGAAGCACTGGAAGTCGATCGCCGGGTTCTTTGAGATGATCTGGGACAAGATCGTTGGATTCTTCGAGCGGTTGCCCGGTCAGGTCTTGTCCTTCCTCGTGAACCTGCCGCAGAACATCGGTAAGCTCGCGATGGACGCGATGAACGCGTTCTTCTTCGCCATCGGCTACGGCATCGGCCTGATCATCAAGGAGTTCATGCTACTCCCGGGGCAGATCATGTTCATCTTGTCGAACATGTGGAAGGGCATCGTCGCTCTCTTCACCAAGGTCATTCCCGACCTGGTGCGCTGGGTGATCAGGTTGCATGATGACATCATGCAGTGGATCAACCGACTGTGGAACGACTTCGTGCACGCCGTCGCCGTCGGCATCTCAAAGACGATCAGCTTCTTTGAGAAGTTGCCGGGCCAGATCTTGACGTGGATCGGGAAGCTGCCGGGTCTTCTGCAGAAGGCGGTGGCCGACGCGGGTAAGTGGCTTTATCAGGCGGGACGCGATGTGGTGATGGGTCTGATCCACGGCATCGAGGATGTCGTCGGCGACGCCATCAAGGCAGTAAAGAGCGCGATGCACTCGATCATCTCGGGAGCCAAGTCCGCGCTCGGCATCAGCTCACCCTCCAAGGTGTTCATGGCCATTGGCCAGCAGACCGTCGAGGGCTACGCGCACGGCATCTCAGGGGCGGCGCCGATAGCGCAGAAGCCGATCTCAGACATGCTTCTTCCGTCCGGTGGCGGATCGTCGAGTGGCAGCGGCGGAGGCATCATCTTTAGCCCCGGCTCGATCGTCGTGAACGTCGGCGGCCCACTCACTAACCAGCAGGCCGGCCAGATCGGGCAGAGCATCGGAATGGGCATACTTACGCGACTTGCGACGCGCAACATCAATAACACGGTAAGGGCGATGTGACGTGGGAAACTACAACCCGGACGTGCCGTACGTTGTCGGCAACCAGTGGGCCGGCATCAAGGAGGAAGACCTCGTCTTCGGCGTCAACCTCAACACGTTTGAGCAGGGTTACCGCTTCACCGTGCCGGCCGGCCAGTCACTTCCGATCTCAAGCGTTCGCGCATACACCGAGCCGAACACACGCTACCCGAACAACGTCAAGGACCAGGTGCTGCAGGTCAACATTTACCCCGACGGACGTGAGGCGAGCACCGGGCCGATCCAGCGTGTGTACATCCCCGTCACCGCGGCTCCGGTGTCGGGCATATCGTCCAACGTCGACGCCGTCTTCGGAACCATCGGCGGCACCGTCATACCACCCTCCGTGCCGACACCGCAGCAGGTCGCGGGAACGATGTTCGACCGCACGTCCTTCTTCAACACCACGTTTCTCTGGCCAAACACAAACACGACCGCGAACCGCATTGCGTTCATGTGTTCGTTTGACATAGCGAACTACCAGCAGCTTCTGGCGGGCAAGCGCATACTCGCTGTGAACATCGTCTTTGACCTGCGTGGGCAGAACACCGGTGGCTATGACACGATCACCGACTCGCTGGCGCTGCAGCACAACACGATGATGCAGTTGTGGTTGGGTGTTGGAAGTCGACCGGAGAACTCTCCGCTTGGTAGTCAGTTCTCGGCCGACAGCGTTCAGAGGGTCGGACTGGGTGAGGTGACGGAGTTCTGGGCCAACCCAGTCTTACCTGCCCAGGCCGACATCCTGCCGTGGAACATCGGCTCACTCATGTACTTCAACTTCACGCAACCCGTGGCCCAAAAGCTGGGCATTACGTGGTGGCGACTTAACCAGACGAATGACGTCGTCAGCATCACACCAGCGTTCACCAATCACAACTACAACCTGTACTACACGGCGATGGAGATCATCTACTGCGAGGAGTCTCGGCTCGGCGTAGGTGGTCGTCCGATCCAAGATACGTCGGTCGGCAACGCGGGCGTGTGGACCCAGAACGCCGCGCAGGTCATTCCGATTCATCCGATCAACAACCCCACCGGTTCACTTGTGCTTGGGCCTGGGACTTACGTCGTGACCGCGTGCGCGCCGATGCGGTTCCAGTACAACCAGCACCTCGCGGGTACCGGCGCGATCTCGAACTTCCCACTCGCGGGCTGGCCACCCTTTAATAGCATGCGAACGTACTACGACCTCAGTGTGCTTAAGGGTCGCCAGATCAATCGACCTTTCCCGATCGAAAACGCGGACGGACAGAGCTTTTCCGCGGTCGACATTCAGACGATGCCGCAGCTGTCGATTCACGTCACCGGCACCTCGGCGCCAAGCCCGTTCAGTCACGTGTACGGTCGACGTGTCGAGGCGCCCGTGTACTCGCTGTCATCGCCGGCGCAATCTCTCGACTTCAGTGGAATCGTCCTCGGTAGTAAGTTCACCCAGGTTCGTTACTACGCACGGCGGTGGGGTGCCACGGACCAGAACCTGACCGCAACGATTGGACCGTCACAGGCGGTGATCACACCCACGCAACTCGACAACCTTCCGGAGATCCTCGAGGGCTGGCGTGAGGTGACGCTTCCGCTTGCCCAGCAGTACAGTGTGACGGGCGCCGCGGCGTCGATCACGTGGACGTCGCCGCAGGCGCTACAGGGCGACCGCTGGGAGATTCTCGCTGTGTCGGCGCCGGCGGTCTCAGGTGTGCCTCAGGTGCAGTTCATCCAGCCGACGTACAATCTACAGCAGCCGGTGGCGCAGCAGCTTCAGACCGCGACGTACCTGGCTCCCGGTGGTGACACGGATGTTCTGTCTTGGCAATCACCGGCGGTATCGGGTGGGGTGTCATCTGACGTAAAGACCGACGCGGTCGTGATGCTGGCGCAGGATTCACCGGCTCCGACCCTCAGTGTGTCCGTTCTGAGTCAGGCCGTCACCGGCGTCGTGCTCGACTGCGCCGTGCCGCCGGAGTCTGTACCAACCGGCATCTGGTACAACCAGCTAACGTGGGTGTCACCGTCACTCACGGGCAGCGCATTTGACCACTACGAGATTCAAAGACTTGACCCGGTCGACGGGATCTTCCATTCGATCGCCACGATCTCCACGGTGAACGTCCTGAGCTTCAACGACTTTGAGGCGCGCGTTGGTGTGCAGTCGACCTACCAGATCCGAACCGTCAATGCAATGGACTTCGCGGGTCCGTGGTCCAACTCGGCCAACGGAACCATACCCGCGCCTGGGTGCACGGGACGTGGTGTGTCCAACTCCGTGTTCGTCTTCACGACGAATCAGGATCAGGACGGAAGTGCCAACCTAGCGTACATGGCCAACTACGATGATCCGGCCATCGAGGACATCGGGTTCCCTGAGAGTGATCGGCAGAAGCTGCAGTGGATGTTCGACCGCGACTTCCAGTCGGCGTTCCGTCCGCTGGAACGAGGTGGTGAGTCGTTCTCTCGCGGTCTCATCGTGCAGCAGGCGGCGGTGTCCGGCCCGCAGATCCAGAACGGGTTCCGCTCAATGCGTGACCTGGCTTGGGATCAGCTTCCGTACGTCTGTGTGCGCAATGAGATCGGTGACCGCTGGCTGGCTAACGTCCTTGTGCCGGCGGGAACCTTCCAGCGCAACCGATCACTGCAGATCGTGCAGGTTCAGATCACCGAGATCGCGTCTGCACCGGCGGTGGTCGCGCTATGACGACACCGTTTCTGATCGACACGTTCGACCGCATCGTCTCGAACGGGTGGGGCACGCCGGACACCGGTGACACGTGGACCATCGAAGGCGGCGCGACCTCGGAGTACAGCGTCAACGCGGGTGTGGGTAAGCACTCGGTCGCCACCATCGGAGTCACCGATCGAAGTCTGGTGGCCGGACCCGCCGACGTCGATGCACAGTTCACCGTGTCGATACCGGAGATCGCGTCGGGTGTGGCGGCACAAGCCGGATTCATCGTTCGTGAGGACGGCGTGAATCAGAACTTCTACATCTTCCGCGTGCTCTTTAACACCGATGCGACCATCATCCCACGCATCTCAAAACGGATCGCCGGCACAGAGACGACACTCGTCACCGCGGGCTCGACGATGTCATACGCGGCTAACCAGAAGATTGCGGTTCACGTTCTCATTCAAGGATCGCATCTTCAGTGGAAGGTGTGGGACGCCGCGACCGCCGAACCCTTTGCCTGGACATCGGACATCACGGACTCGTCGATCGTCGGCGCGGGTAGGACCGGGTTCCGCTCGGACATTCCCGCTGGATTCGCCGGAACGGTTCCGCTTACGTTCTCCTACGGCAACGTGGTGCTCACGAAGGTGGTCACCTCTGGGGTCACGGCCATCCAGCGCGCCGGTCAGCTGCTCACGCGCAACCCGCCGGTGGCCCCGTTCGACGTCATCGGCGGTTCGGGTCAGATCGACTGCACGTTCCGCTTCCGGCTCGTCGACGGCGTAAGTGGACTGCACAAACGTGTGCTTCACCCGTACACCGATCCGACGCCGACCCTGACGCACGACATCACGCGAACGGTAAAGCGCTCCGTGTCGCTGGCGCTGGACGTCAGTGACACAGCCGCCGTGGACGTCATTCGTGACCGCGTGTTGATCTCGATGGTGATGGCGGATGGAACGGAGTACTCACTTGGTCGCTACCTCTTCACGGGCAACGTGAGCGCACTCTACACATCGGGGCAGCAGTCATCGCCGTCATTGATGGACGAAGAGTTCATTCTTGACCAGCCACGTGACGCCGCGTTTCCACCACCGAACATCAGCTTCGCCAACGCGTACCTCCTAAGCAACTCCGTCTCGGACAGCACTCTGATCAGCACGCCGCTCGCCGTGAACCAGCTAATGTCACTGCTGCTTAAAGACTTCAACATCGACTACGAGATCGAGTCCTCGGTCTTCCGTGTTAGCAACACGTGGTCATTCGGGACCACATCGATGCAGGTCTTGACGGACCTGGCACTGTTCGGTGACTACTTCGCGCCGTGGATCGGCAACGACGGGATCCTGCACTTCATTCGATCCTTCGACCCAGCGAAGGCGGTGCCGACGTTCGACTGGGACACGTACTCACACGTGTACGGCGACAGCATCACAAATGAGGATGACCTCCTCACCGCGCCGAACCGCTTCATCGTTGTGTCCAACGCGGCGACGTCGAGCGCGAGTGTCGACACAAGCAACCCGGATCCGGCGACCGTCATATCGGGATCATACGATGTGCCGTCCTCCGCACCACACTCGATCCAGAATCGTGGCTTCGTGGTGCCGGTCATCTACCAGCTTCAGCTTGACGCGACGGAGCAGGCGTCGGCGGTGGCGCGGTCCATCGGCCTCGCCTCGACGATCTACCAGCGAACGACCGTCAGCACGTTCCCCGACCCACGCCACGACTCATACGATGTCATACGATGGCAGGGTGAGAACTGGCTCGAGCTCTTCTGGTCGATGGACCTCGCGCCCGGCGGTAACATGACTCACACACTTCAACGGACGTACACATGAGTAACGCATCGAGCACCCAGCAGCAGTCCGGCACGCAGCTCGATCCGCTGACCGGAAGCTTAGACGCGTTTCTCACTCTTCTTCGCCGACGAAAGATCTTGTGGGAGTTCCACACCGCCACCGTCCTGACGAATAGCATCGGAACCGCGGCGGTGTCACTCCTTCTCGACGGTGACAGCAATCCGATCACCGGCAAGACGATCTGCGGTCCACTCGCCACGCAGCAGCGGGTGGGTGTGATCTTCGTTCCGCCGGCTGGGTACTACGTCGTCGGCATTCTCGGAGGCGTGAGCCCGTTCGGAATCGTCGCCGCTCCGATGACGAACTCGGCCAACGGTGCCAACACGACGACCACGGGTGTGGAGGTGTGGGACACCTCGTGGGATCCGTACGTCTTTAACTCACCGGGTTCACTTCGATGTGAAGTGCACATGAACGGCCGAATGCTTTTTGGCAACTCGACGTCACTCGGTGATCGGTACCGCATTAAGATCCGTGACGGAGGCACCGCGGATCCTGATGCCACGTCGCCACTTGTCGCGCAGCTCGATCATGTTCTACTTGGCGCCGCGTTCCTCGCATCCGCGACGATCCCAGTCATTGGCACCTTCGTGGCGTCACGTGGGATGCACAACCTCGGCGTGTTCACCTCACGTGTGTCGGGCACCGGCACAGTGACTCCCGCATGTCCCGACGTCGCCGCCGAACTCTACGTCACCGCCATCGGTCTCGATCCAGATTCATCGTAGTGCCGGTCAAGCGCGATATAATCTTGGTATGCGTATTCACTACTTCGTACCGACGAGGGGCCGACCCCAGAACGCGCTGCGACTGATGACGGCCTTCACCGAAACGTGCACACTCAAGACGACGCGGCTTACGCTGTGTGTGGACAGCGATGATCCGATGCGTCACGAGTACACCGCCATCTGCCGGAACAACCTTCGTGATCCCGTCTCACTTAAGATCGCGGAGCGGCAGCGGATGGGCCCGACTCTTAACGCCTACGCGACCGCGTGGTCCGCGGACAACCCGGGTGACATCGTCGGGTTCATGGGTGATGACCACCTGCCGATCACCGTGGGCTGGGATGAAGAGATAAGACGAGATCTCGAGGCGGTGAAGGCCGCCATCTGGTACGGCAACGACCTCATCCAGGGGCCGAACATTCCAACCGCCGTCGCGATGACCACGAACATCGTCAACGCGATCGGCTACATGGTCGCGCCCGGCCTGACTCATCTCTACATCGACAACTTCTGGAAGCAGCTCGGCTCTCTGTCGATGCGTCTCATCTACCGCAACGACGTCATCATCCAGCACATGCATCCGATCGCCGGCACCGGTGCTTGGGACGCCGGCTATGAGGAGGTCAACTCCGGTCAGATGTATGAGGCGGATGAGAAGGCTTGGCAAGAGTACAGCTCAACTCGTCTCTTCGGTGACGTCATGAAGATCCGACAGCTGGTGAAGCATGCGTAAGCAGATTCGTCCGTTCATGGACGACGTCGAGCGCGCCCAGGTCTATGACCACGCCTACGACCACACCAAGTGGCCGGATCACATCCAGCGAGTCGAGCGCACCATCGAGATCGCGACCGCCTTCGGCGCCGACCGGCGCTGGGTCGTAGGCGCCGACCTCTCCTGCGGGGACGGCGCGATCCTGCGCGCGTTGTACCGTAACGGTACGATCCAGTCGGCCATCCTGGGTGACCTGGTGGCGGCGGAACACGTCTCCAAGGCGTACGTCGGACCGATCGAGCGGACCATCGTCAACCTCGGCAAGGTTGATCTCTTCGTCTGCTCCGAGACGATCGAACACCTGGTGGATCCCGACACGGTCTTGAAGGAGATCGCCACGCACACGCGGAACCTGGTGTTGTCGACTCCGATCCTCGAGGAACCCGAGCGACACGCAAACCCAGAGCACTACTGGTCATGGGACGTGAACGACGTGCTTGAGATGCTGACCGCCGCCGGCTGGACCGAGGCGGACTACGACGTGCTTCACACCCGGTGGTATGACTACCAGATCTGGACGGCGACGCGATGAACGACATCACCGTGGTGATACCCACGATCCCGCCGCGAGACTTTCAGCTCAAGCAGGCGCTTAAGTCCGTCACCGGCCAGACGTACAAGCCGAAGGACGTCATCGTCGAGACGGACACGATGCACGCGGGCGCCGCGGTGACGCGACACGCCGGACTTATGAAGGTGAAGACCGACTGGGTCGCGTTCCTCGATGATGATGACATCTTCATGCCGCAGCACCTCGAGCACCTATTGATCCACGCGCTGGACACCGAGGCGGACTACGCATACTCGTGGTTCTACACGATCCCGCTTGGCTGTGATCCGTTTCCGTCGGGACACTACACCGAGCCGTGGGATCCGGCTAACCCGCGGCAGACCACCGTCACCACTCTCGTGAAGACCGCGCTGGCACAGCAGGTCGGGTTCCTCATGCCTCTCGGCGCGAACACGCCGGACGGGATGCGACCCGGTGAGGACTGGGACTTCACACTCGGCTGCAATCAGCTCGGTAAGATCTCTCACCTCGTTGAGAGAACGTGGTACTGGCGTCACTGGGGTCAGGGCACGCCGGGCAACCCAGGCAACACCTCGGGACTGGGAACACGCTGGTGAGGGTCTACGTCTTTCCCGCCGGTCTGGACGGATGTGCGTACTACCGACTCATCTGGCCGGCGGAGATCCTAGCCAAGGCGGGGCACGATGTTAGCGTCATCATGCCGAGCATGCGTGATGATCCGATGTTCGGCATCAAGGGTGCGGTTCGTGGCGACGAGCTGCTCGACATTCACGTGCCCGCCGACGCCGACGTCATCGTCTTCCAGCGTGTCACGCACAAGCTGCTGCATCAGGGCATCAAGCTCATCAGGCGCAAGGGTATCGCGGTCGTCGTGGACATGGACGATGACCTGTCCCGTGTGGCGGCGTCAAATCCGGCGGCGGCTTGGCTGCGCCCGGGCAACGGAACCGAGCACTCATTCATGCACGCGCAGCAGGCGTGCGACGACGCGACCCTCGTGACGACGAGCACCGAGCAGCTCCAGCGTGTCTACGCGCGCCACGGTCGAGGTCGGGTGCTCCACAACTACATCCCCGCGCACGCCGCCCAGGTGGAGCGCGATGATGATGGCTACTTCGGCTGGACGGGTACGCTCTTCTCTCACTCCGATGATCCGCTCGTCGTAGGCTCCGCCGTTCAACGGTTGACCAACGAAGGCTTTAGGTACCTGCACGTCGGGAACAACGACGGCATCCGCAAGGTGTTCAACATCACGGCGGACATCCAGAGCACGGGCATCACCGACATCATGGACTGGTTCACGGCGGTCGGTAAGCTTCACGTGGGGATGGCGCCGCTGGCGGACACGATGTTCAACTCTGCCAAGTCCTGGCTCAAGCCGCTCGAGCTTGGCGCGCTTGGGATCCCGTGCGTGATGAGTCCGCGGACCGAGTACCGAAAGATCGCGAACCTCGGCATCGGTGTCATGGCCAAGTCGCCCAAGGAGTGGTACCGCGAGCTTAAGCGATTGATGACCGATGACACTCACTACGCCGAGGTCTCCCAGCGGACACTTGCGACGGCCAACACGCTCCAGCTGGTCGATCACGCCTGGCGCTGGGCCGAGGTCTGGCGGGAGGCACACGAGATCGAGCGTTCGCAGCACTCGCCCATCGGCTACCGAGGCGGCCTGAAGTCTGCTAGCAACCTATAACGGCCGCACGCGAACGGGTCCTCAGGATGACCTGAGGACCCGTGTTTTCGCCCTTTAAAGATCTACATCAGCCAACTGGCTCCGCAGGAGATACACACCTCTCCGTTGCCCTTTTCGACGATCGCCTCGTCGCCGCAGACCGGGCAGACCCGTCGGCGGTAGACCCGTGTCAGCTGTCGGCGCTGGTACTCGGTGGTGCCACCCCACACCCCGATCTCGTCGTTCTTGATGGCCCACTGGAGACACGCGTTCCAGACTGGACACTGTCCGCAGTACACCATGACCGCGGCGGGTGGCACCTGCGCGGACGCGGGTGGAAAGAAAATCTCCTTGTCCGAGGCGTCGGTGCACGCCGCTCGGTCCGCCCAGGTTGCCATTTCACATTCCCCCGATGCTCTTCTGGCTCGACTTGCCGAAGCCAGACTGCCCGATGTCGGCACGGACACCCGCTCGCTGGCCGGCCATCACGCCGTCCAGCGAGTAGGATCGCGTTCGCTTCTTACCGAGGCCGAGGCTGTCCATGAAGTTCTTCAACGCCTCAGCGCGATCGTAGATCACGAGGGCGGTGGATGTGCCGGTGGTCTCTTCGACGACTTTCTTATAGACGATCGTCATGCGACGATTGATCTCCTCAGCGAAGCCGATGATGAAGGCACGGCGGAACTTGTACTTCTCCATCCCACTCATGTAAGACCAGGAGTGCTCCTTCTTGATCGCGGCTGCAAGCTCGTGTGAGGCCTGGGTCTCGAGGCTGCGCCACATCAGGAGAATGCGGTCGACGTCCGTGTCCCAGCACACTAGGCCGAGCTTGTCCTTGCCATAGTACAGCGCCTTACCGCCAAGTGCCTTGGCGACGCGAATGCCGAGGTACACGAATTCGGTCGCGTAGGTCTTCGGTCCCAGCGGCGCATGCTGCACATACACGATCTTGGCGTCGGGAGTCGCGTTCTGCGCCGCAAGCTCGGCATCCTCGATGCCGTACTTGATCATCAGCTCCGTGGCCTTCTCGCGGTATGACTGGCGCGCTTCCTCGGTGAGTGAGAGGTCGTCCGCCATCGCGAGCAGCTTCCGTACCGTGTCCAGCTTGTCCATCTCGATTCTCCTTCTCTTCTGTGATGATGTGATCTTGCTCGAAGTAGAACGGCTGACCGACCCACGGGTCGCACCCGAAGGTACGACCCGTGGTTTGGACTGTCACCGAGCCTCGTACTTGGCGACCGCCGTCTCGGCCATCGTCGCAAGCTGGGCGTACGGACCGGAGGCGACGGACTTCTCCTTGGCCTGGCTCTCATAGCCGCGGGCCAGGATCACGATCTTCTTGAGATCGGTGATCACCTCGGTGTAATCCGGCTTGGCCACGGTGCGCGGCTTGGGAGCCTTGCGCGGCTTACCCTCCGGGTTCGCCACCGCGAAGGTCATCAGTGCGTCCCAGTACGAGACGGCGTTGGCCTTGTCCTTCGACTCGTCGTCGACGGTGTCTGGATCGAAGTACGCCTGCTCAAGACGCCAGACGACCGCCTGCGACAGCTTGACCAGATCGGCGGCCTCACGCCGGCTCAGACCCATCCGGACCCGTAGGTCCTGGAAGCTTTCCTTGCCGGTGTGATCGGTGGTGCTGGTGGGCTCAGACATTTTGTTCTCCTTCTCTTGTCGTTGTCCCTATGAATCGATTTTAACCCACACGTGAGGTGATGTAAATATGGTTTGGGAAAAAATCTTACCGCTTCTTCGACTTCTTACTCTTCCTGGGTCGCGTGACCAGGCCGAAGTAGGGCGGCCGTGGCTGCATCTCGGCCAGCGCCGACCACACCGCGTAGTATGCCTGACGGCGATGCGGGTTGGCCGGTGAGTACTCGATGGCGACGTCTTTGACGTGACTCGTCACGTCATACTCCATGATCTCATCGTGGATGATCCGGGCCACCTCGGTCCGCGGCACGTTGGCGCGGAACATGTAGTCGGCACGTGAGATGGTTTCGATCCGCGCGTCAGGGAAGTACATCAGGATGTCCATCTTCACCCGTGCGCGAACCTGCATCAAGCTTGGATCCTGGTCATTGACGACCAAAGAGATGAAACCGTACTTACCGATGATCCACATGTTTTTCTCCTTCTCTTAGTAGGATGACACACCCAACTCGATGGCGATGTTGCCACTCAAGCTCGTGATTATGACGTCGTCGACCTCGTACGTCTCATACCACGGGGTGCCGTAGTTGTCGTAGCCGTCGCGGGTCTTGATGATGACCTCGGCGTCGGCCAACGTGGCGTCCGCGTTGACCTCCGCGGTCAACTTCGCGATCAAGTCCTTCGTCTTCATGGCCTTCTCCTTTTTCTTGAAGTGATAAGGGTCGTGCCTGGGGCGGGAGTCGAACCCGCCCTGCACCATCAGGCTTACTGGCGATCTCCGCACACCGGGCAGATGCCGGAGTCATCGAGATCGGAACGGCAGGTTGGGCATTGCGTGTCACCGTCATCAACGGACACCCAGTCCATCACGGTGGCGAGCAGGTGGCTGTAGTCACCGCTGGTCGCCTCATCGGTGAAGGTGTCGACCTGGTCACCGTGACCGGCCTGACGAAGAGCGCGAATGACGCGACCAATGATCGCGAACGCGTTGCCGTCCTGACCGACCATTGCGACGTGGACGTCGGGGAACTTGATCTCTGACATTTTGATCTCCTTCTTTGGATGGGCGGGGCGCCCAGGTGGGCGCCCCGCGGTGAGGTTACGGGCGGGGAGATTCGGACGTGCCGCGCAGGTACGCGTCGGCGATGTCCTCGGCCCACTCATCCGCCAACTTGTTGACGAATGGGATCCACTCCCGGGAGGGGCCAGCGAGCGTGTCAGGCCAGTTCGCGGCCAACCACTCGATGATCTCTTTGCGTGATTTCATATCCACCTCCTTGTCGTTTTCCTCTACGATCGATTTTACCATAAATCACGGGAGATGTCGAACCTTTCTCACAAAAATCTTGGGCGCCTCGAATGAGGCGCCCAAGAGATCTTGTGGGAATCTTACCGCGTGCTGGCGAGCCGGAGCACGTTGTTCGCGGTCTTCTCGATCGCCATCCGGGTTGAACCCGACAGGCTGCCGGTGAACCGGCTGGTGGGGTTGCCGCCGGTGCGCTCCCAGTCCATGTAAGACGAGACCGCGTTGACGAGACCCCAGCCGTTGTCTTGGTAGTCGATGATCGCGGGATCCTGCTTCCACAGGCCCAAGATCTTATCGACCGTCTCATCGTGCTTGGGCGATTCGCGAACGATCTTGTTCACGATCGTTCGACCCTCATCCGCCGACACCGGCGTGTCGATCATCGTCTTCACGCTGGCTTCGAATTCGACCGCGTACTCACGCATGTTCGCGATCACGGTCTGTGCGTCGTGAAGCTTGGCCTTGGCCGACTTGCTGTGCGTGATCGACCAGCGCTGCTCCGCCTTCATCGCGAAGGTGTGAAGTGTGAGCTGGTTCATGCACTTGCCCCGGACCGGCATGAGGGAGACCTCGATGGCGCGGGTGCGGTTGTGACTGGTGCGGATGATCGCGTAGAAGTCGTGCGGGTCGATCCCCGGGAGCAGGACCGGCGAGACATCGGGTACCTGCACCGCGATGAAGCCCTGCCGACCGCCGTACATCGAGCCGGCGGCGGCGATCTTCGGGTTCACGCTGGCGATGAACTCGAACGCCTGCGCGTACTGGAAGATCTCGTACTTGTCGGCGGAGACGACCTCGAAGAGTTCGTCGTTGGAGTCACGGGTGATGGCCACCCGCTTGTCGGCGGTCTTCCAGCCGCTCGCGGTCTGGAACTGGATGGGACGAGCCGAGACGGTGAAGTCCAGCCCGGCCTCCACAACCGCCTGCTCGACGGTTAGGTGATCATCCGTCACCTTGCCGAGCTTCATCCACGGAACCTCGCGGGCCGACACGTACGTGTTGTTCTGGGTCATCTCTTTCTCCTTCGCTTGTCGTTGCCTTGATTTGATCCTAGCACACACTGTGACGCGGTGCTATCGTTTGGCCCAAGATTTATCTCAGACTACGGCCGCAGGTGAAGTCGCACTTCTCCTGATGCTTCTCACAGTGTGGTTGGCCGTCGATGTGCCGGACGTGGTACGACACCCGGCAGTGGAAGCACCGTGGCGGTAGGTCATCGAACTGGGCGGCGCGCGCCTTGGTGTTCATGTCCTTGGTGTAGAACGCGCGTGGGCCCAGGTAGGTTCCCACCTTGGCTGCACGTCCTCGCCGACTCACCATGATCTCCCTCACTTTTCTTCGAGATCTTCAAATGAGATCTTGTGCTGCACCAACGCCTTACCGATCTTGAAGAACGGCACGCGGTTCGTCAGATCGAAGTCGAACGCACCACCCGTGCCGCGGAGAACCGCGGTGTGGTTGTTCCAGAGAAGAAGCGTGAACGCTCCGTCTTTCGTCTGAAGTACCCGGTCCGGCGCCTGCATAGTTTGACTTTATCACACATGATGACGCGGTGCAACAAGTTGATCACTTACAGTGAAGAGATCTTCGCAGCGCCGCGATCTCCTCGATGAAGATCTTCTGCTGATCCGTCAGCTTAGTTCCCGCCGGTGGCCGTGACTCGTCAAGTGTGATGATCAGCGAGCAGAACTGCTGGCCGGTCGAGTTCGCCACGTGACTGGCAAAGAGGATCGACACCAGCGTGAGTGCGACCATGCACACGTACGCGATGGCCAGCGAGTAGGACCGGTTCTTAATCGCCTTGGAGACCGCGGCACGAACGTCATCTTCCGTCATCGAGGACCTCTCACGACTGCAAGGACGCAGAGGACGGTGGCGGCTGTGAAGGCGGCGGCTGAGATGCCGACGATGATCCGGGAGTATCGGGGATTTCGTCGCTGCCACGAACCAGATGAATGACGCCGACGGCGCCGGGCAGGCCGAGCAGCACGGTGTACACCGCTAAGAGGTCGAGGTTGACCCGTCCAGTTATCTCCTGGTGTAGCACGCCGAACACACCGAGCGCCAAGCACATCGAGTCCCGCACCAATGTAAAGATCTTGCGCGCGAACACGCATACACCTCACCTCTCTAGCGGGGGTGAGTGAAGCCTCCCCGTGGTGGACTTACGGCGATGGTGCGAGTCGAGCGGCGAGCAGGTCGGCGGTGCGGCGAGCGATGTCGTCCATGTCAGCGTCCGTTAGGTTGACCGTACCGCTTGGTGGGCCAGGCTGCGGGGTAAGTGCAGCCACCGCATTCTGTAGTTCCTTGATGGCAAGCGTGAGCGGAACGGGCTTACCCTTCTGTGATCCGTTGCCGTAGACATCGCGAAGATTCGCCATTGCCTCTACTCGCCACGTGAGGTCGACGTAGCTGGGTGAGCTTTCTTCGATGGGCATTGAGTCCTCCTGTGCCTTCCACTGGCCCCAGTCGGCGACCAGTGCGCGGTCACGATCGACCGTCTTACCGGCGACGGTCACGCCGTTGGCGTACTGCTGAATGGTCGCGGTCGGATCCCAGCGCATACCCGACCACGACAGCGCGCGGGCCTGCCAGGTCCACGTCACGAGGTTGTGATCACGGAGATACTTGTAGACCACGCTGCCGCCGTACGTTCCGATCAGGTTGAGGGGCATCTCATCATTGATGCCCTGGAAGTACGGCGCGGTCTGCGGGCCGGTGATGCCGCCCTGGTCTTGGCAGACGAAGAAGATCGAGACGTCATCGGGAATGTCGAGCTGTTCACGGGCGATCATCGCAAGTCGCGCGTCCGTCTGCCCGTTGGCACGACCGGTCGTGGCGCGGTCAGTCGAGGTCTCCCACACCAGACCGATGTCAAGTCCGGCCGC